CTAAGTGTCTTTATTTTTTTGTATTAATTGGTATAAGTTTACAGTAGGAAATTGTAATGCTAAATATTCATTACTCATTAATATTAAATAGGTAGAAACATGACAAATATCACCCAAATATCGGGCATAAAACGCCTTGTTTTGGTCATATATGTGCGATATATACCTACGTATTATTGGCGAGTGACCAAATAACATGTCCCTAACCAGGGGAGTTATCATAATCGATCTGACCATCTTTATATCTTTCATGTTGATTTACTAACGAAAGTTATGATAATCTTTGTTTGTAGGTCAGAATATTATCTTTGTCAATGAAATGCTTATCATTGGTATTACTTGTAACGAAAATTATAAGTACTTCTGATTTTCAACCTGTTACATCTATTGTAACAATCATTCTCTCATAGCAACACAACTTCCAAGTTTAATTGCTATCGATAAAAAGTCATGTTATTCGGTTCCCAAAAAACTGAATTAGATTTTTTGTCATCCTGATAGATAAAATTTTAGGTACTTACCCACTCACTAAAATACCCCATTTAGGATTTATCAGGACAAAGGACTCTCTACGGACCGGATTATTTCCGAAACGTTCAGGGTCCTTTTTTATTCTATCAAAAGACTAACAAGTACATTATTTTGGAGACATATATGAAAATTAAAATTGTTATCGCCGGCGGAACTGGCTTTGTAGGTCAAGGCATTATTAAGCAGCTATCACCCGAAACATTTGAAGTTCATAGCCTGTCGCGTCACCATTATGAGCCGACCGAAACCGACCACACTATCTATCATGCTGTTGATTTATCACAACTTCAAGAATGGAAACATATAGTGGAAGATGCTGATTGGGTAATAGATGCCGTAGGAATATTATTACCTAATCCTATAAAAGGTATTAATTATAAAAACAGTAGTTACGAACCTGCTAAATATTTAATCAATCAGATTGTTAATCAAACAAACACTAAGTTTTTATTTGTATCTGCCAATAATGGTCCTTTCTTCATGAAACCCTATATGAATGCAAAAAGAGCAGTTGAATTACACATGAAGCAATATATACCTAATCGATCATATATTGTATATCCGGGTATTATTTTTGATAAGTCGCGAATCAGTTCTTTTGTTCCGGGATTAATTATGTCGCATATGACTAAGCTACCTTACTTTAGAAAATTACGTCCTGTCAGTCTAAAAGAATTTTCAACAGAAATCGAACTTATACTTACGGGACACTATAGTGTATTAGAGCAGCAAATATAGTTATCTTTTCCAATACATGTTAGAAATTACACTCGGGCTTTATAATTAAACAACGAGTAAACACAATAAAAGCCCGCCAGACGAGGAAGTTAATCCAAGTCCAGCGGGCTTTATTCATAAGTGGATCAATTTGCGCATATGTTTTAATGTCGCCAGTTGGTCCGTTTTTTTATTTAATGATGTCAGCTAAATTATTCACAGTTGCAGTCTTAGCATTGAACGTGCCGTCAGTTCCAAAATTAAAATGATATCCGTGCCAATCTCCCTCACCCTGTACTAACTTACCGTCACCGTCTGACCAATAGTGAAGTCCCCATGAGTTCGTCCAGTTAGACTTGATCAACTCGCCATTAGCAAATGACCAGTAAGAACCCATGTGCTTCTTGATGCCATTGGCCTTGTGCTTGAATGAGTTGTCTGTGTACCAGACACCCTTCTTAGACCACACCGCAGCACCATCACCCGGGTTCTTCTTAATGACCGCTTGGTCAGCAGTGAAGAAATTGTCGTAAAGTTGCGTAATATCAAACGCACCGTTCACACCATCGAACGTTGCATGATCGAACCATTGCCAACCATGCTCCGATGAGTAATAGTTTTGATTAGCCGTTGGCGTGTATGGATAGTGTGCAACCCATGACTTGTCACCATCAGGTGTTGTTTCAACGTGTGACCCCATTGTATAGGTTGTTGATCGATACCCACCAGCGATGCCCACTTGCTGTTCAGCTGTTTCATTCACAGCTTGCATAGCTTTCCCCATTGCCATTTGATTTGGTGATTCAGCATCTACTGCCAGCACAGCTCCAACTCCCAAACCATCAGCTTGAGCCGTGGCCACTGCGTAGTTAGCTTCTTGAACAGCAGTGGCATTATCGGTCGCATGAGCAAAGTAATAACCATTTACGTACAGACCTGCCGCTTGTGCGTTTGCAATATTGTTAGCAGCCGTGGGGTCTTGATACCATGTACCTTCTGAAACTTTGGTAGTAATGGCTTTAACGCCTTGATTACGCATATTAACGAAATCGCCAACTGACAAGTAACCATTCTAGTTGGATACATCGACCATGTCAAACCGTGGCGTATCTGCATGCACCGTATGATCACTAATAATTGTTGTTCCAAACAAAAAGGCCGCCCCAACGGCGACCAATTTAATTGTCTTATTCATTTTACTTCTCTGCCTCCTTCATCTTTTCAACAGCCCATTCAATTGCCTCATCAATCTGCTTAGCAGTGAACAAATGCGCTTTGTCAGCCTTAACCAAATAATCTGTAATCGACTTGATTGCTTGTGCTTTTCGGGTTTGGCCACCGTCAAAGGTCACCTCTGCCCACTTAACCACAGCTTCTGCAATACCAAGCAAGTTTGTTAGCCGCTTATTGCGGGTAAACCGTTCTGAAGTCCAACCAATGGCCAAAATTAAAAGCGCTGGAGCAATACCTGATTGCCATAGCGCTTCTGCAAAGGTTATTAAGTTATTCGTTGTCATCGTGATGTTCTCTCCAATCTTCCAGTAGCCTTATACGTGTCTCGTGGTCATCAATCCGATGATCATAAATTTTTAAAGTTTCTTGTAAGCCAGTGATCGCCTTATTCAAGTCATTCATAGACTTAACGAACGTTTTTTGAATGACAAACCACATCGCACCAGATAATGAGCCGATAACTGTTAACCAGCCTGCGATGTCATGTGGAAAAAAGTTCATAACTCTACCCCACTACTTTTCAAAGCTGGCAACAACCTTATCAGCCTCTGCAAATACGGTATCTTGAAATGCTGACCAAGCTGTCCGGAAATCAGATAAATGTTCACGATAAATGACACCATCGTTGATGTAGTAGCTCATTGATGGCACACCGTATTGGTCAATCGAACCACTTAAGGTTGCGTAGTTCACTGTACCACCATCTTCTGCGGTAATGGATAACTGTTGATTGAATTGCGTTGTCTTATCAATTTGTGCCATCGTTAGACTCCCCCTTGCATAATTCATCGATACGTGACTTCAATTGTTCGTTCTCTGATTGCACAGCGCTCAATTGTGCCCGAAGTTGTGCGATTTCAATCGCTTTGTTGGCAATCTCGAAACCAAGATTTTGCAAAGTTTGTTGTTGTGATTGTTCCACGTTTGTTCTCCTATCTTATAAAGTGACGTTGAACCAAGTTTTAACGGTTCCGTCTGAGTTGATGACTGATGGTATTTTAACAGCGCCTAAATTATCAAGTGCCTTTATAACACGAGTCAGATTGTAATACGTTGTCCCCGATATTAGGTATGTATAACCGGACCCGTACGCTATTCCAGCCTGCAATCTACTATCCCCAAAGTATGGATAATTGAAACCATTAAAAGTTTTGGTTGTAAAGCCAAGTTTTGCCTTGGAAATTCCCGGTACGTTAATCCCTTGATTGAAAATAACATCATCGTCAAAATTAAAGCCGGCGTATGCTCCTGTTGGCGCAGAATTACTTCGATACCAAGACATCTGTATAACCGGATTCATCGATGTATCTCCATTATTACGGGCTGCCCAGGCCATATACTCAGCATTTCCATCAAGCCAGAACGTCAACCCTTGGTAAGTATTGGGCTTGCCCGTCATACCTTGAACACCGATACCCCCAATGGATTCACCGGCCATTGTTAGCTTCATTCCAGAATTCATGAAATCGGTAATCACGCCACCAGAATTAACAGTCATACCAGTAGAATTTATCGTGGTTGAGCCGTACTTACCGTTCCAGTTGGATTGGATAAAACTTGAAACATTACCAGATAATTTATTAACATCAAGGTTAGAAATTTTAGCATTCGTGATAGAAGCGTCAGCGATTTGAGCACTTCCAATAGATACGTTCTTGATGATGGCGCCGTCCATGAAGTTTTTACCGATAAAAGTTGTATCGCCAGTAACCGTGATTTTCTCACCTACGATGTTCAGACCAGATGAGTCCCCGTTAATACCGGAGATCAAAGCACCAGTATTAGCTTGAATACCAAACGCGAAAAAGTTATTAAACAACTTCAATGTTGAAGTATTGTCGGTACTTGACCCCGGAATGTAATCACCAGCATTCAGCTTAGTTGAACCCAAATAAGGTCTAGCAACAGAAACTTTTCCGCCTCCGTACTGCGTAACTTGAAGATAAAGTTGTGTTGTCGCTGAATCCAACGTAATGTCAGCCGTGTAAGTATTCCAACCAGACATTGCTGTATCAAATGAACCGCCAATTGCAGTTGTCTTTGTTGTCGTGCCAGAACTGTTTTTTTGAACAATTTCAGCCTTCATATAAGCGCTTGTTCCAAAAGATTGAGCATAAATGTCAATGCTTGCATAGAATTGTGTGCCGCCCAAATTCATTGTATAAATCGGTGTGCTTTTCAACGTTGAAGTCTTGCGGTCAAAGTCAGTACTTCCGTTGTTAAACGTTGCTACCCGCACACCTTTGAGCATGATTTCGTTGTCAATTTTCCACGATACATCACCGGCGAGCGTCCAGTTAGCTGTTGCGTTTACAAAAGAACTGTCGGTAATTAAATTTGTTGAACTAACTGACGCCATGATGCCATCGCTGACTTGGGAAATTTGGCTTTGCATTCCGGTGTCGTAGTCCTTTATCTGGCTGGTTACAAAGTCCTTGCCTGCTTGCAGCGTAACGGTATCTCCGTTCTCTCGGTCAGTTATTTCTTGCTTTAATAGAGCTTCACCATTAGCGACCTTATCATTCAGTTCATTGGTCAATTCAACCTGTTTATCATTTAGTTCATCGGTGTAAGTATAAGAGGTCTCAATCGCACTATCAACGGCGTTGTTAATGCGTTCCAATGTCTTGGTATCTACGGAATCCACCCACACGCCGTTGGTAAAGACACGAATACCAGAATCAGCTCCATCGTCCCAGAACCATGTATCTCCTTCTTGCGGGTATGCTGGTGCATTACGACCAGAGTGGTTTGAGTTCTTCCCATTGGCGCTGACAACAGCCTGTGTGGCCTGCTCTTGAACCTGAATAACTTTGTTCTGCAAGTCAGATAAAGCGTTCTGATTGGCATCTGCAAAGCTTACCTTAGCAGTTCCGACAACCAAACTCGTTACTCGTTCTCCGATTGGGTCATAATGCAACTCGTTCACGATGGCCGTAACGTTTACCCCATACTCTGGTACGTACACCGTAACAGTGTCGGTCAGCCCAATCGTCTCCAACTTAGCAAACTTGTCTGCGTAATCAGCTGAGTCTTGTAAACTCAACACATCAACCTCGATTGTTACATCAGGTAAATCCTTATTAGTGTTTTCTGACTGGGCAAACCAGTTACCAGCATACGCATTTATCCGGTCAATGATTGCTTTGTCAGTATCACCGTCATTAATCGTAATTTTGTCGGTTACATCAACTGATTGTGTGTATTTGATTGGATAATTGCCAACACGCTTAGAAGAAACTGTGGCACCCTCCAAATAGCGGGTTGTATTACCTTCAGTTAAATTAACCGTTGGTATAACCTGTGTTACCAAGTTAGAAGTATCGACCGTGTACCTTAACCCGCTGATGTTCTTTCCGAGTCGGAATGTTGCTACGTTATCACGGCCGCGTCGGTTTAACATAGCAACTCTACGGTTCTCCCGCTTCATTTCACCGCCCCAATATTGCAAGAATGAACCTTGCGTACCTGCGATGGCTTCCATGGGATTAACGTAATTCAGGGTTGATGTTGAGCTTGTCGTAATATCCGAGTACAAAGTAAAAATACTAGGATTAACAATTGCTTCTTGTAACTGGTTCATGGCCGTTGAACCAGTTCCTTTCATCGTCACTGATTTCACGATGTTGTGGGTCAGATCATAGGTAATGGAATCGGCCTCAATCTGTAATGAATGACCGGCAATATCCAGCTGCGTGTTCACAATACGAAAGGCGTGGTTATCATCAAGTGGCGATGGCTTAGCAAGTATAATACGGCCTTCTGAAATATCACCATAATGTTGACCTGTAACAGGGTATAACCCAGTGAACGTTAACAAGCCGTTACGTTGCTCTTGAATATCAACTGAATAAAGTTCGGTTAGTTGCCCTAACCCGTTACTTGTGAAATCAATCTCATCGCTGTTGTATAAAATCGGTGTCATAGCGTCCTCCATCGTGGTTCTATTGTTGCTGTACCCGCACTCAAATTAATATTGTTGTTACCAGGCTTTAGTGTTGGGAATGGGCCGATGGCCATCTTAGCGTTCTCGTTCACTATGATTTTGCCATTGGTATGCCACACGTTTTGCATAGCACTATCCAGTTCAATCGACCCTGTAACATTTAAGAACCTGTAATCAGTACCGTTTATCGTTAGCGTGATAGAACCGCTGCCGACAATCTTGATGTATGGCTTGGCAACATAGTTGGTTGGATTTACCAGCGTAGAAATAAGTGTCGTAATCGTTTCTGTTTGAGCAGGTGCAACATAACGATATGGTGCCGCTGACAACATAATGGTTAACTCACGATAACCGTCCGAGTAAGTTGGCCTTGCAATCGTTCCGGTTGATTGCCTGATAACTTGGTACGTGTAATCGGGGTCCGAGTACATCTGGAAATCAATGTACTTTCCGGTGTCCAATACGCTTAGAAATTTTTGGATGTTGCTATCTGCTTGCTTACCTTCGAAACCAATAATCAATTGAATATCTCTGTTGTTATAAGCACCATCGTCAAACAAAATAGCCCGATCAATACCGACCGGACTAGTGTTAAGCGTCATTTTACGTTCTGGCACTGCGATTGTTGGATAATTCAATATCCGTGCGTTAAGTTGGTCACTCGTTAATTGGTGACCTAATACGAAACTTCCTCTTTCCAATCTTTCTATCCTCCTATTCTATCCAAACGCTCGTGACTTGGCGTTTTGCTTGCGTGTAATTGCATCTACAACTACTTGCTGCAACTCCTTCAACGTATTAGGCGTTAAATCTGCGTTCACGTTGATTTCGATTTTGTAAGTGTCACCCTCTTGGATGACTTGTGATTGTCCACTGGTACGATTGCCATTGATACGTGCATTGGCTTGTTCTAGCAAGTCATTGGCTCGCATCTTCTTGGCTGGGTCTAGCGGAATAATTATTTCTGGCATGTTTTGCTCTGCGACTTCATACAGGCCATGTTGATTAACGATTCCACCTTGTGCAAATCCGTTGCCTAATAGACGTTTAATCAAACTCTGGTGCTCATCTGAATCGTGCTTACTCTTAATGCCAGACAACATGTTAACGATTGGACTGGCAATGCCGTTAATTAGCCCCTGCGTCATCATTGGTGAAACTGCCTTTACTAGTGGGCTACCTGTAATAGTTCCCACTGCACGATGCATGACGTTTGTTAATGCCACGATTGGCTCACGTAGGAATGATGTAAGCTGCGTCCACTTATCCGAAATCCAACCCACTGCACTACTTAACCAATCATTTGTTCCATTAGCGAAGTGAGGCAATGCGTGGGCTGGGATAACCGTTTCACCACCACTGAACTCAACCAGTCTGTTGCGGCCTTCAAGTACAGTGGCTTTACCAGAGTTATCAATAATTGCTTCCTGATAATTCTCGCCTGGTGCGTCATTAACGACTGCAAGTCCCTTCGGTGCGCCCTTTGTACCATTAGCAAATTTTGGAATTCGTGACAGACCATGACCGCCACCAAACATACCAATAACCGAATTGATTGCACCGATTCCGTTGTTGATGATCCCAATGACACCGTTAATACCATCTCTAGCCCAACCCGTCATAGTATTCCACATGGAACCAAACCCATCTGTAATACTATTCCAAGTGTTTGAGAATGCTCCACTGATTGCGTTCAATATTGGAGAAAACACGTTCTTGACGGACTTAATGCCATCGTCACCAGACCTTACCATCTTGTTCCAGATACCGCTAAAGAAGTCAGAAATGCCATTCCAAGTCTTGCTCCACGTATCCGAAATTGCACCAACTGTGTCCGACACAATACGATGAATTGAGTTGATAATAGGCTTAAAGAAACGTACTATCTTGTTCCATGTGTCAGTAAAGAAGTTAGCAACACCGTTCCAAGAACGTGACCAAGCGTCTGAGATGGCCCCCATCGACTTACTCAACGTGTTACCAATGGCCGACATGGTTTTATTCCACACCTTTGCGATGCTGTTTAACAATCCTGAGAACCACTTACCAATTGCGTTCCATGTACTCGTCCAAGCCTTTTGTACTGGTTTCCATACAGACTTCAACCACTTAGTAAGTTGATTGAAAATCTTCTTCATTGGGCCTACTAGAGGCTTCATTAAAGTAGCTGCGATACCAATTGGCAACGCCATTGAAATCAACACAATCTTACCGAATGTCTTAAGCAACTTCTTGGCAAACTTAGTAAATGAGTTCCAACCTTTCTGGAATCCCTTTACAAGACCAGAGAACCACTTGCTAATAACCTTGGCACCATCACCAATCGTCTTACCTATGCCACCAAACCACTTACCGATGTTTTTGAAGAACTTGCTAATCGACTTAGTAGCTGATTTAATCCACTTACTCATTGATGTAAAGAACTTACCAGCAGACTTGACTACTCCATCAACAAACGCCTTAAACTTTTTGTTGTGCTTGTACAGCATTACTAATCCAGCAACTATAGCTGTGATAATTAAGATGACCCGTCCAATTACACTGTTTTTAACGACAAGATCATATGCCTTCGTAGCAAGCGTCATTGCCTTTTGAGCGGCGGTGGCCAGCTTTTGTGAATGAGCCAGCTTGGTTAATCCAGTTCTTAGCGTACCAAAGGCAGTAACCATGTTGTGAGCTGAGCTGACTATCTTGGAACCGAAGTGCAACGCTAAAAGGCCAGCCAACACTGCGGTAATTGCCTTACCGTGCTGTGATACAAAATTAACTACCGGTGTAATAGCCTTAACAATTGCTGGCATGTTCTTGACCATAGTGCCGATGAACTGCTTAACAGCCTTTTGGAGTGGTTCTAACGCCTTTTTGAAGTTCTTTGTCTCAGTAGCTGACATCGTAATCGAACTGACAGACGCTTGTGCTGAGCGCTTCATCAACTCAAACGGGTTAGACTCTTTCAGCTGGTCAGATGTTTTCTTAGCGGTACCTGAAACGTCAGAGAACGCCTTGTTTTGCTTACCAAGTGATCCAAGTACCTTAAGTGAATTGTCCTCACCCAAAGCACTCCACAGATTTGAAGCCAAGGTAGCTTCCTTCTGCTTGTCGGTCATCTTACCCATTTCACTAGTGATTTGTTTAAACATATCACCAGCTGTGACCTTACCCTCTTTATATCCGTTGAACATTTCTTGGGACTTTTTAGAAAACTCGGTGATTGATTCATCCATGCGACCATCATTCAGACTGATACTGAACTCTTTGGTGAAATCTAACAACTTGTCACCATTGTATGCTCCGCTTTGAATACCGTTGGCAATCATTGAGAACGAATCTTTGGCTGACAACCCCATTTGACCAAGAACTTGTGAATACTCAGCCATATTATCGGAGATGTCACCACCAATATCGCCACCTTGCTTTTGCAGCGTGAACAAATTATCGAAGTATTCTTCATAACTCATATGCCACGCCTTCGTAGCATTTTGAGCACCACGCAAGACTTCCTGTGTGTCAGCCCCCGAAGCCTTGGAATACTGTGATACCAACTTCGTTTGCTTAGCCAATTCATCAACATCAGCCTTTGGGTTCATCTGCTTCAACTGGGTATAAGTTTCGGTCAAGTCCTCAACTGATTCACCATAACCCTTGGCATACAGCTTATTGATAGCTGAGATTGCTTCCTTGGATTCACCATAAGATGCAGTCGTTCTTGCTTGTAGGCTGGAAACTTGGCTTTGTTGGTCATAAATTGCTGAAACCAACTTAGATACACCAGCTAAAGCCGTTCCTGCAGCTGCAGCCGTGGCTGCAAGTCCCAACTTAGTCTTATTAACAGCACCCGTTAGCCGTTCAAATTTACCCCCGGCCTCAGTAGCGCCTTCATTCTTACCAATCTTTCCCTGTGCGCCATCTAGCTCTTCTAATGATCGTTTTCCTTTGGCAATTGAAGTTCCCGTCTTGTCTAACGCGACCTTTTGTTTACTAATGCTATCCGATGATGCTTCACCCGATTGCGTCATTTTATCCAATTGCTTACGCTGGGCTTCATATAATTGGCCCTGCTTTTCAAGCGTACGTGCTAACCCCTTCTTTTGGGCTTCGTTGGCTTCTTCTTCTTTACCCTCGGCTCGCAAGCGTTCAACGTATGAGTCAGTCTCTTTGATTGAGTTTTGAATTTCCTTGTTAAGTCCAGCAATACCAGACTCTTGCAATTCATAAGCTCGTTTAGCTTGTTCTTGCTGCTTGGTCATTGAAGCAAGTTGACGCTCAGCAGTTGTGATTTGCGATGCGTATTTCTGATACGTTTGCTCTCCAGCTTCCGTACTTCGATTAACTTCCGATTGCTCCTGACGCAACTTGGCCAACACGTCTTGTTGCTGGTTAACTGATTGTGTAAGTCCTTTGTACTTAGCTTCAGACGCCCCAATTTCATCACCAGATTGTTTCATCTGTGACTCCATCTGCTTCCACTCATTTGTTGAGTCCTTAACGGCTGACTTAAGCTCGTTCAATGAATTTGTAGCCGACGTAGTATTCAGTCCAACCTCGGTAGCAAGCAAGCCTGCAACTTTCTCTTTTGCCATGTTTTACCTCCTTTCTAGCCTGGTAATCCATTCCACAGCTTCATCATGTCTTCCGATGACATCATGCGGTTATCTTCTGAAGCGTTCATGATAGACATCAAACTCTCATACTCGGCTTCCTCAACATCATTAACGCTCCAGTGAAGATTAACCATGACATCCTTTTCGAAAAGCTCTAAGTCCAAAATGTGGTTATTATATGCAATTACTCGTTCTCCAGGGCTGGTTCTAAACCCGCATCATCTGGCTCATTTTGAATGTCCTCAATTTCTTGCTCTGACATTCCCATAATTCGCATGTACAATCGTTGAGCCAAAGTCATAAGTTCTTCTTGATCTAACTCTTCAAGCTTCTCAATTTCTGTATCCTTCAACTTCAACATATCAACCACGTAATCCGTTACATTTTCCAAGGCGTCTAATACAGATTGGAGTGATTCAACTGGCGTGTCTTCATCCATGGCGTCCTCTAACGTAGCCAGCTTTAATTGAACTTTGTACGTTTTCTTAAGGTTCTTAACCGTGGCCTTCACCTCGAATGGCGTCTTGCGTAGTTCTTTAAACGAAATTTTCATTGTGTATTCCTTTCATCATTCGCAAATAAAAAAAGGACTCACCAATTCATTAAGCGAGCCACTTTCAACTGGGCTTCTCACCCCATTTGAACCTATTTATTGTCGTGGTTGTAAGACAATCGCTGTAATATTAGTTGCTTGTGCTGGGCGTAGTTGCTTCAGCATAACCACCAAATACTTCTGCCAGCATTGCTGCCTTATCAAAATCTGCGTCTCCCGAGTAGAACATCTTCATTCCTTGGCCATTCCAGTCATCCAACCCAAATGATTGGTATGTCAATGTGTCACCCACACGATTTTCGTTAGCATTGTCAGTTTGAATGTTGACCGCTGCTTCAGTCATTTGTCCATTTGAGAATGCGTAAAAAATAGAATGCTTACGGTCAATAGTTTCTGACTCAACAATCAAGGCAACCCGTGGCAAGTCTTGTGATTGTAGGTATCCTCCCTTACCATCTGACTCACGTCCAAGCAACTTTGCCTTAATGTCAAACGGCAAGTTATTCCATACACCAGCTACTTGTGGGAATGACTTTGCCTTTGTCACATCAACCATTCCGTTATCCCCAAATTGTTGCGTACCGTTAGTTGAAATATTGGTGATATTAGCTGACAAAGTACCCAAATCCTTAGAGTTTGACTTATAAAGCCCATCCGTCGCTAAACCTGCATCTCCCGCCTTAATCTTTCCGTCATCATCAAGCAATGCTAGATACGTCTTCTTCAATCCTACTTGTGCCATTTTTAATTCCTCCAAATAAAAAGGAGACTAGCCGTCATAGCCAATCTCCACTAGTGTCGTTGTTTTGTTTACTTCAATATTCTTAATCGTTTGTTGTTCGTCGGTTTGACTTAGATCAAGATAGTGTGGCTGTGAATCTGTCACACGCCAATGTTCCTTCTCCAACTCCTTCATTAACTGAACTTCCGTAACAAGCATGCTCCGGTCAAAGTCCAAACTATAAAAAATCTGGATTCGCACCCCAAGTTCAATCATGTTGAACGTGTCGTCGGCATAATTACCAACATCAGATACTGACTCGGTAATCAACACCTGTGTTACGTTCTTGTCGTCTATCACTTCAGGTGGAATACTATCCGAATAAACTTGCCAGTCAGGGAATATGTCAGCAATAATACCGACCACTTCGTCTACTGGTCGCATTACTTATTCCTCTTTTCTATAATCTGCTTCATGGCTGCTGCTTCAGCTTCCAAAACCTTTGCCATCACTTGTGGGTCATTTCTCACGCCTTCCACGAAATGATCCCCATTAATAGCAACCTGACCGCCTTTCTTGTATCTAGCTCCCGTTGATGTGTACATCGGAAACTTCGTACCGTTTTCAATCAAATGCCCTTGCCGTGACTTGGTGTAATCCCACCCAACAACTGAAGCTCCATTCTTCATATTGTCAACGTTAGTATTTTGAATGATGACGGAATCAGCTAAGTGTGGGTCATTACCGGTACGCCGGTGTCGGTAGTGTTTGACCTTAGTTACTTCTTCAAGTGACACCTTGAATACCTTTGCACCGGCCTTTGTAATTTGTGCCTTGTCTTCTACTGTCAGATTAGTTGATACTGCTTCAGCTTCCTCAACAATTGAGTTCAAAATATCTTCAAGTGACAATTCAGCCATACTACTCACTCCTTTTCAGAGTTACGTAATCATACGCAACGGCTTTGTTCGTCTCATCAGGACTTATACTAGCGATGTCATACTGAACATTCCCAATCTTGGCCAACGTGTATGATTCCAATTCTGGGTTATGTCGAACAATAATAACCTTGGTGTTTTCAAGGCTAGTTCCTTGCAATTGATATTGTTGATCAAGCGTCCTTGTTTTAGGTGCATACCAGAGTTTCAACTTCTCAACGAATTGTTTGCGAATTGAACCGGTATTAGTGTTCTTGACACTCTCGGTTAACCCAAACGCAACTCGCTTGTTGAAGTCTGATGGTTTAGGTGTCGCCATGCTTCACCCCCTGATACTTTGCACGTAATTGGTTCAACATGATTTGAATGCCTGCCCCATAACCATCACTCAATTCACGGTCGTAATACAATTTCGTTGCCAAAGTCTGGATGAGACGGTTAAACACGTTACCTGACAAGCTCAACAACTCATCTTCCTCCACCTCATCAGAGATGGAACCTCGAATGATTGCCGAAGCATCATCAATCAAACGGTCAACCGTCTCAGTTTCTTCGTCGCTTGGGTCAATGTGGAGTTCATCTAACAATTGTGCTGCAGTAATACGTTCCATCATTTTCTCCCTACTACCCGCCCCTTACGGTACTGTTATCTTTCGCAGGCGATTAATTAATATGGCTACTTAGCCGTATCACCATCAGTTGTGTTCGAGCCGGCTGATGCATTAACAGCTTCTTGGCTACCCTTGATGTTAATAATCACGTCCTTACGTGCTTGCACAACGTTCTCACGCAAGAAGATCCCCAATTGCTTATACCAAATGTCGTACGTGTCTTGGAATTGACCTGTAATCTCTGCCAACTTAAAGTTGATAACAGCCTTCTTCAATGGTGCAACAATAGCGTTGATGTCACCTTCCTTAGCCTTAGGGAACAATGTATCTTCAACAACGATAACTTGCTTACCCAACACAACTTCACCAGTAGCACTTGCGATAGATGGTTGCAACATTGGTCGTCCCATAGCGTCCTTGATTTGATCCAAAGCGTTGTAAGCAGATTGTGACAAGACGATTGAAGCATTCTTCTTATCAACTGGCTTCAAGTTGACGTTCAAGGCTGTCTTCAAATCAGCTACAAAGTCCGTAGACGTAACTGGAGTGATGCCGGTGGTAAGCGCCGTCATAATCAAGCCGTCATCAGTGTTATCACGCAACTCAATCAATTGTCCTTGCAACTCACCTTGCCAGTCATATGCAGAGTCTGAAATCAACTCTTGTGAGAATACATAAGCACCCGTGTACGTTTGCAAGTCCCACTTAACTGGTGTAATTGCTGAAGCCTCGTTCACAGCGGTTGCAGAGTATTCAGTGTGCGCCTTCAAAGTGTCCTTAGTGTTATCGAACACTGGCAACTTACCAGTCGTAGTCTTAACAGTAACGTTGCGAATCAATTGACCCAAACGTGGATATTGGTTTTCCTCATGCTCTGGTGGCAAAATCGTTTCAGGGATAATGACAGCGCCATCTGACAATGCCAATCCCGTCACATCACGCTTCTCACCCGTCTTCAAGAACGTCTCGAATGCTTGTTCCGGCGTGTTCTTTGCATCTACTACATCTAACTTCATAATTCCTTCTCCATTTCGTGACTCGCTGACTGGTTCTTCATCTGTTGGTTCTTCATCTGCCGGCTCATTCAGTTCATCTGATCGTTGTTCTGGTTCCGCTTCATCAGGTTCATCACCTGTCGTTTCCAGACCTGCCGCTTGCTCCAAAATCGCAATCTCTTCCTTCAACGTCTCAATCTCAGCTTCTTTTTCCTTGATGTCTGACATGCCTGCCTTCACTTCATCCGTCGTCTTGTCTGCGTCATCAACGAACGAACGAATTTCAGTTTTCTTGTCATCAAGGGCTTGTTGTTTTTTAGCTAAATCTCCCTTACGTTCAGCAATCTTATCCATGTGATCCTCCTAAATAAATCCGTACCTTTTCTCGGTAATTTTGCTCATTTTGTTCATCAAAAAAAGCGTTCAATGACCGAGTCACTTGAACGCTTGTATCTTCATATGCAGGTACGCTTACTACACTGATTTCCTCCAGGCTTTTAATCTTGTTGATAATTCGAATAGGCTTTTCGCCTTGTTTCCATTCATCTCCACCTTTGGCAAGATGGAAACTAAAACTCATGCCCTTCAAATTCCCTAGTTTAACGTTGTTGTAAACGTCTCGTCCCAACGTGGTGTCAGGAATATCAAGCACAAAATGCAAGCCGACATCATCAACATTCAAACTCAATGTACCGGCATCAACTCGTCCCAATAACGAAGCGTAGTTGTGTTCAAAAAGCGCTAACACTTCCGTCAGGTCAACGCCATTAAAAGCACCTGCACGAATGTATTCAACGAACTTTCCACGACTAATTGACGGCTTGCCAAACTTAAGTGCATATCCTGCAATCTGTCCAACAAACTTGCCATCAGAACTTGAACGAACTTCCAACTCACCATTATCAACATGGTGCTGTTCAATCTCTATCACTAAATCACCCCCTTTCGTTGTAACAATGCCATTGCTTCTTGTGCCGTCATCATCTCCCTATCTACCCAATCCAAAACATCAGCCTTAAGCGTTGAATTTGAATAGTCAATAATCTGTGACATATCCAATTTGATGCCACTGCCCAGCTTGAAATTAAGCTCGGATAGTAAAGGTTCGATATAACGATTAAGCCCGCCAACGTATAACGCACTAATCTGATCCAATGAAGATTGTTGGTCTCCAGTTCCGTTCAAGTAGCTATCAGGTACACCGAATGCCTTAGCGATTTGCTCACGTCCCCAATCCATACTAGTTAAGTACTTGGCAATGTCAGCATTAATTGAAATTGTCGTGAAATCGGCTGATTGGTCAAGTACCATCACTCGCCCAGCATTATCACCAGTATTTGCACGTTCAAATTCACGTCGCACAGCTTCTTTGGCTTCTTCAGTCAATGTACCTTGTGGAATGGTTATCTTACTAGTTGGGTTTATAGCACCTTTGAGAGTTGAAACTGTCAGCCTATTAGCCTGCTTTTGCTGTGCTAGTTCGTTAGCCAACGATTCCAAAGGGCTGTGACCAATCAACGAACGCAATTCATCAGCCCCATAAGCCATAATGCGTGCGTGAATGATGTCATTCGGACTGAATTCACCACCTGCAAACTCGCCAAATTGGTTAACAATGTACGTCAACTCATCACCGTTGAGTTCCATAGCTACGGATGCAGCTGGAACAAATCGCAATCTTTGGTTAACACGATCAATAATCAGAAAAACATTTCCATTGAACAGCAAACTCAGTACAGCTGTTTGCCAGAACGTCACACGATTAACTCGGTCGCTTGGTTTGTTCAACATTTCAGTGAAAGAATTATCACCAATGAACTTTGCACCTGCAATATCTGAACTAATCAGACTTGCCACAGAGTACAAATCACTGTTTTTCAGCGCTTCCTCTGCACTTACCAACTCATTTGGAGTGAATGTTCCACCTGACATGATGAACGGTGCTGTGTTACCAACCATTGCCATTGCTGACCGGCGCTCAAAAGGATTAGTCAAACTCATTGGCCATCACCCTTTGGAGTGACCATGTAGGCCAGCAAGGCCAATAACAATCCAGTTACGATAAAACCGACTGGAATGCTAAATAAAAAGACGCCTACACTAATAAGTGCGACGCCTAACATCAGCAGGAACAGTGGTAACACTGCTAAAAAATTATTCATGATTGTGTCCTCCTTTCTAAAATGAAAAATTGTTGATGAAATAATCGCTTATTTCTTCATCCGTTTTATTTCCGAACGGTAACTTGCTTGGCTTTTCTTCCACGTTACTAAATTCAGTAGCATAGAATTGGCCTTCATAAAGCGCATTGACAATCGCGTCGACAATATCAATCTTTTGTGAGTTAACGTTTTTATCAACCTTAATTCCGTTGTTATCAGAAACGATGACCGCATTTACCAACGCTTGTTGTAACGCCTGGTCATCAAGCATGGTAATTCGCTGCTTAATAAACTGTTCCTGCAAGAACTTGGTTGGTTCATTCAACGATTTAATACCCTGACGTACCGGAATAATTAAGTATTCACTCTTAATCTCATCTAGTCGTCTGATAAAACGCCCCGTTCCCCATTGGTCATACAAAATGCCTTGTACATCGAGTTCGTTACTCTCGATAAAGTTAAGCATCCAATTGAACACCTCATCTTCATCAATCAAGCCAAATCGGTCACGTGTCACAGTTGCAAACCCCTTTGTCTCAACGTCCCGATAATTGATATTGTCACGTTGTTCCTTAGCCTCAATGCTTCCGGCCTTAGCGATTGGCACCCAACTGTGCTGGTACAAATGGTAATAGGTTTGCCCGTCGGTTCCGGTATATGGAAATACAAATGCGATTGCCGTATCGTCATTAGTTTGAGAGAAATCAAAACCAATAAACACATCGCGTCCAAACATACTGAAGTCATCAATGATAGCGTCCTTAATCAAATCAAGCGGCAGATAAGCATTGTCCTTAGCGTTTTGCCACATGTTCATATTCTTAACGATAAAGTCCGGCAACTTACCTTGTGACGCTTTGGCATCACGCTCTGTAATCATTCCTTCTCGCAAATTTTTTGCCATGAACGGCAATTCCATAAGCGGATTTGATTTCACCCACTTTTCAGGATAATAAGCTTCATCTTCATCATCTTGTTCCCAAATCAAGACAAGGTCTTTATCAATATTGTTCCAATTACCACTTTCAAGATACTTTGCGTATCGTCGGTAATCTTCATACATTGGTGCGTTCGGATCCAATCCAGCTGTTGAGATGAAAAACATTTGAGCCAGCGGGTTGTTAACCATTCCAGACGTCATTGAATTAATAAACTCTCGCTGCCCTTGACCAAATAAGTGATACTCATCAACAATACCTGTCGTGTAATGGTCTCCGTCAGAAGCACTAGCCTGTGCTGATAACCGTTTCATTGAAGTCGATCCAGAATCAATACGCATTTCGTTTTGGTTATACTCAACGCCCCACTTTTGAGCCAACTTCTTAAACGGCCCCTTTTTCAATTGTTCCCAATTGTAAGTCATGTACTTATAAAGCGGCTTAGTGTGCGAAATATCAATACTTGATACAGCAAGTTGACGATTGACTTTTGGATAGCCAAACAAAAAGTTATACAGCGTGTAGGCTGATAACAATTGCGTCTTACCGTTCGTTCTTGCCATACTGATGAAAATGTTTTTAAAGCGCATCCCCTGCGTTTCAGGGTTTCGCCATCCTTGAATCATAGCCAAAATAAAACGCTGGTAAGGTGAAGGGTTAAATGGTTCGCCTGATGTCACATCTTTCAGCAACGTCGCAAACTCATTAATCTTTCTAGCCTCATCAGCGTCATATACATAGATAAAATCATTATCGTTATCAATTCTTCGCAGGTCATTAATATGCCTTTCAGCAGCTCTCTTAATCTTTTCACCAGCCAGCTTCTTACCAGTAAGAACGGCAATTGAATATTCCAAAGCCGGGTCATTCGGATACCTTCTAAGCAAGTCATTGTACTTTTGCATGCTTAACCCCCGAACCTAGCTTCCCAATCCGTCTCATCTTCATCATCACTGTTTGCCATGTCAATCAGTGTTGCACGGCTTTGCGGTGACAGTCCCAAATCACTACCGACTGACTTTATAACCTTAGTTGCTGAATCAATAATACCTACAGCTGGGTTTTTGAAATACTTCTCACCTGCTTTGTACAAGATACCAACGTTCTTAACTGACTCATATGCTTCACGCAACATTTGATAGTTCATAGCCAATGTTTCAACTGCTGAACTATCCGCGTTAATCACGTAACCTGATTCATTTAAGAAAGGCACGATTGTTTCCCACATTTTCTTGGCTTCACCAGTCAAATGTTGTGGCGCAGTCTCAGACAACTTATCAGCACTTTCTAACGTCATATGAAGCTTCTCGGTGCGCTCACGTTGGTCTTTGCGATCTGATTCATCGCTTGTTAACTTTGCTTTTCGTGGCACGGTCTCACCTCCTTTCAATCCAAAAAATAATAATAACTGCAACGTGTTGAAGAGACGGCACTATTTGATATTCGGTTACTTCCTAAGCGACCCAGGGGGGTATAAACGAGTTTTAATTATCAATCAGCAATTACTAACTGAGATTTAAAACGTCTCACACGCGCTCCTATGGCTTCTCACGCAATACGTTGCTCAAATAAAAAAGGTAACAATCTAACTGATTGCTACCTGATGTGAATATGCCGATAGTGGGATTCGAACCCACAACCAATTAAGGGACGGATTTTAAGTCCGCTGCGTATGCCAGTTCCGCCATATCGGCTTATAAAAGCAAAGATTGATAGACATCTGTGTAGGTGGTGTGGCACATATAGAAATGAAATATACCTAACATCTATCAATCCATGCCATGTTCCCTACTGGTCTCGAACCAGTGACCGGACGGTTATGAGCCGTCTGCTCTAACCAACTGAGCTAAAGGAACAAAAGAATACTTCCAAATACAGCGAGTACGTATTTGTAAGTATTAAAAAATTACTTTATCAAACTTTTCCTTGATGTCTTCAACTACGTCTTCTGCAGCATACTTACCATCTCCAAAGGCATCCTGGGACTTACCTGCTACTTGATCCTTTGCGCCATCAATCCTGTCTTCTAAAGCCATGATCGTACCCACTTAGTTTATACACATAGTATATTACACAAATGATATATCCACTTGGTTAAATAGTCAATCAATAAATGTAGAACAGCTTCTCACGCAATACGTTACCCCACCACTCACGACTTGCATGCTTCAACACATTCTCACTCAACTTCTTCTCAACTGACGTCTTATGATTGTGCTGTGCTCTAGTCAGTAACCATAAGTTACTTGTGTCTAACTGTTCGCCCTTGGGTAGTAGTCGTCTTGGTATGATGTGGTCTACTATCAACTCACCGTCATCCCATAACTTACCCTCAACTGCGTCAGCATATCCATCACGGCTCTTAACGTATGCGCTTATCTTCTTCCACTGCTTGGTATTGTAGAAGCCATCATGAAGCTCTTGGCGCCTTGTACTGTCATACTCCTTAGTTGCTTGTGATAGTTCATACTGTCCACGTAATGTCTGAGCATTGCGGTCTGCATTCACCTGCTTAGCATGTACATACTTCTTCATGCGTGCTTCATAATGTGGCTGGCAATATGTCCAACCTGGTTTAATTAGCTCACGGCAACCAATCTTTGCACATCTATGCATTCTCATATCACAGTGGCCTGACGAAATCCCTTAGATTGACCACGCTTGTCAGTCATATCAAAGTAATTGATGTCAAATGCCTTATGATTTTGATTCTCTTTATCAGTATTCCAATCAACCATAAGGCTAATCAATGATTTGTCATTAACTCCAGCAATCAACTTGCCATCTACCCACACCTTTGGTACATCACGAATGTCATCAAACTCAATACGTACGTGTGGTTGATCCGTTGCGCACACCTCATCAGCGCCGTAAATATACGTGTATGTAGCACGATTGATATTGTTGCTCTTAATCAACTTGTCCATTAAGTTCTTGTGCATGTTATTACTCCTTTTCAGTGCAAAATAAAAAATCTGATTAGCATCAGACTTTTTCTAATATTGTTTTATTCTTCTGTATGATCAACCCGAAGCACTTCATACTTTCTCACGTCCACAATCCTCTGATTAATTTCATTTTCCAGAATAAATAAAATCCCAAATAGATACATCGCTTCCTTCTCTAGACTAGACATTAATGTATCCTTATTACCGCGAGATAGTTTACTCGTAGCCGCGTATGCTATTTGTTGAGTCTTTCTGATATTCTCAGCAGTAGGTACTAACGCTTGAATCAAAACATGAATCATACGGTCACTGTCGACAAATCCTCCATGTTTCTGATTAAAAAAATATTCGCTTTTTTTTATTTTTTCATCCAAATAATTAGATTGTTCATTTTTATATTCCAACATAGTAGTTGGGCGTATCGGTTCAAAATTCAGGAAAAAATTTTTTAACTCTTCATTTGTAGCTCCACTCGGGGTGATCATATCGACACTTTTATGTAATAAGTCATTAATACTTTCACCAAAAACCTTATTTGATTGTTCACGATACTTAATATCGTCTTGATCAATCGCACTAATTATGTCATTGGTTGCGACCCACAGATTAGATGCCGCATGCAACAATTCTTTTAACACCAATCTTTCATCACGATATCTTTCCATCCACATATTATTTCTTAGCTCAATCGTCTTTCGTGCAGCTGCCTTTTCAGTTTTCTGATCAATTTGGCTAATATTAAATGCGGAAACTAGCAGTGTAAAAACTGTATTAACACCCAACGTAACTAACGTTGCCAGCGGTGACAATTCACTAACAACTTTTGTTTTACCGCGTAATACACACACGATAATAAATGTTATATATGCGCCTAATAAAATAATTATTATTGGTACGCCAATCCAAAGGTACTTTTTCATTTTAGATTTCATAATTCACCTCTAAAAGAAAATTGTATCCAAACTTTGTATGAAAATCTATACAACATAATAAAGCAACTTCATCTTTCGAACATAAATTAGGATAAAAGTTCTCAATCAATTACTTTAAAACTTCAGTAACATAACTTGGCACACCATTTCCACTTTCAAAATAAAAACCGTGCGCTCACATATCTGGAACCACGGTACGAAAACAAAAAGTGAAAGTATATTCCTATACTGTTTATTGATATGTACACCAGACATAGCAACTGGCAGTGTCGTTTAAAACAAATACAAGGAAGATTATCCTTTAATTTATTTTGTGCTATGTGATGCATGTGGTCAGGATTCGCACCTAACATAATTAGCACAGGGCTTCTGAGTTGCGGCCGCATCCCATCAAGCGCCAATCTTGTTGCTCTCTAGCACAACTAAGCGTCTACCTATTCCGCCACACATGCTTTGTTTCAATTTTTCTACTCTATCATTTTTACATGGAATTTCAGGCCAAACACACCCACAGTTGGCGCCATTCATGCGTTATTCTGGCACCCCTATAAGTCAACGTAATGCTCGACCGACTTCTTGAACTCACGTTTCCAGTTCTGCAGCGCAGTAACACTACGATTCAATGTCATTGAAATATTTACCCACGTGTCTCTGTCACCATAATGCATTTGCAGAATGTCATACTCATCATCACCTATGTCTGTTAGCCATAACTCAACAACCATCTTCTGGTGCTTTAGCTGTGATAATTCGTAATCTCGTTCTAACGTGATCATCTGACTTTCGACAGCGTTGTTGTACTTGTTTTGTGCACGGCCCCCACCGACGTTCTCGTCAATATCGTTGTGAAATTGCAGATACATTTCACGGGCCTTGATTTGTTTGTCCAACGTTCCACCAAAATAATTCCGTAGCAATTTATCAACCTTGTCAGCCAAATCAACGTCCCCCATGCTAAAATAAATTTGTCAGTAATTCATCTAGCGTCGGACCTAGGTCTGGCGTTTTTTGTTTACAGTCACTCATTCGGCTTAATCACAACCTTCACGTCCGGCTGTTCCTCCATGGTGAACTTGTAAACCAATGCTTCTGCCTTCGTGTGAAACGTTCGGTGCTTTACCAACTTCGTATTTGCTCGTTCAAATCCAGAACTATCAGTAAACCGCTCCAACTTAAACACACGGGCCAACCAAGCCTTACTCATCACAGTCGTCCGTTCTTCATCAAATCGTACTGAGTAATTGCAGTGACAAAATTATCAACCGCTGCCCACTTGTAATATTGATCCTCGTAATCAGCCTTTGAGCACTTTCCATATTCGTAGTCATGATAATCAGGTTTTGCAGGTTGAGCTTCAATTGCCTGCGTGATTTTCACCAACAATTCAACTTGTTCATCTGTCATGATTCTTCACCACCATTCAAATAAACGCGTTCTGGCTCCAATCTAGGCATATACGGAAACTCAATGTACTTTCTGCTGCCCTTATTGGAATACCACGTAGCACCACCATCATCAGTGAAAATACGATATTCAATGTCATATGCCTTGCCATTTTCGTCCTTGAACACCGAAGAGTAACGATTATTTTGTTTCGGAGATGCCGGTGTTCCCCATTCATCATCTTTACCTGTCAATGATGTAAGGGGCATTTGTTTAGCTAAACGGTCAACTGCATTAATTAAGTATGAAATTGAAAATCCTGAATGTCCTTGATCAGCAATCACACTAATTACTTCAAAAATATCTTTATTGATTTTCAACTGAATATCATCAGAACCAAGTAAATCTAATTCGTGTTTTGCATTCTCCAAAATGTTACTCATCACTTGTCCTCCACTGCCTTGGTACCAATCTCATTCATCTGATCATCAAATACGTCTTGCCCAACGTACTGAAACGTTGTCACCGATACTTGACTGCCTTTCTTCGTTTCAAACGGAAGAATGTGTGCCGTCTTCATATTGATCTTGAACCAAAGGTATCCGTCTTGTGAAAAAAACGTCCCCTTTGATGTCTTTAAAAGCTTAATCTTAGCCATCTTATTCACCTTCCTTTTACAAAGCTTGGAACAACAGCATTTGCCAAATCTCAAATACCCAGCAAACGACTAGAGCAAAGAATACTCCGATTAGCACTCCACCCAGCAGCAACTTTAAAAAATCAGACATCCCGTTCCCCCTTTAGGTATTCAACCGACACGTTATAGAGCGCTGCCATTCGTCGTATCGTTTCTTCACTAGCTGTTAAAGAACCTGCTTCGTACATCATCAAATGATCTAAGCTAGTCAATCCCAACTTATGCCATGCTGTGTTCTGTGCAATTTGTGCATCACGTCGTGCTTGTGCGATGCGATTGTGTGGAAATTGTCGCATTTCATTTACCTCATTTGCCCACCCATACCCGCCGTTTCCGGCACTTCCTATGCAATTAATCAGCTGAGTCTGCTACGTCATCTTTAAGAACAATCAATTGATTTAATCCTTCAATATATTTAATTGACTCATCCGCCTTTTGCTCCAAATCTCGAATGCGTTCAACCGTCATTTTGTAGAAGTTGTATGCATCTTCTTCACTAGTGTCAAAGGCCATATATGCAAATTTTGTGCTGTCTCGATAAACTCCATTTGAAAAAGAACTGATGTGTTCCATTTTTAGGTGTTGTGCTGCCTCTGCAAGGTCGGTTTTGAGTTCATCTGGTAAATCATTCGAGAAGATGTGGTAAACGGTCACAATGACCTTGCTGTGAGGATTGATGACCATACCCACCTCACCGCTATGCCATACTTGTGTGCCGTCATTTTGCATCTTGACCAACTCTGCATCCATGTTGAATTGCGTTAGCCAATTCCGCCAGTTGTTCTTTAACGTCTTGAAACGAGCTTGCAATTGTTGCTCTGCATGATTTGACATTTCATAATCTTCAATTTTCTTGATACCCATACTGGTTCTCCTTTTTAAAAACGTGTGACAACTCTCTTGCCACTAGACGTGAATCCTACGTTTGATTTATCGGCCATACGCTCTGCCCGTGTTGCTCTTAACTCACGGAATTTTTCCATCGCTGCCTTTGCCCATTCTTCTGGATCATCAAATCCATCTTCTTTGGCCAAACGTATACTTTGCTCAGCAATTTGTTCTGGCGTGAACTTTTCAATTGGTGACTCATTCCGTAATGGCTGTCCAAAGCGTGAACGTGATTGTACTAATTTGTTTTGTTCACGTTTGGCTTCAAACTTCTCGATGTCCGAGACAGATTTGAACCCGTTATTTAACCAGCGCTTCGTCATAGCAAATAAGTAACTAGCTGGAGCGTTTGGTGTGCTTAGTGACGTTTGCTCGATTGCATATTTCATAATCTCGAACGCATTATCAGCACCACCTAATTCACGAAACTCATTCAAGTCCATCGTGAATTTTTTACGAACGGAATCCACCATGTCTCCGAAGTTGTTATTAATCCAGAGCATTTGCAGTTCTTGCCGTTGCTTTTGTCGCTTTTCTTCTAATTCTTTGATATTCATACAAAACACCCTCTGCGGCGCCAACTGTGAGCATGTCGTTTTTCTGTATACTATGATTCCGGATGCTCGGCGGGCCTGATTGTTTTTTCTGTGTTATTAACTTGTGTTATTAATATGTGTTCTTCTCCTAGACTATTTATCCGATAGGGTACCGACTTTTTGTCCGGTAGGGTATAGACTATTTATCCGGTAGGGGGTTCACCTTAATACTGCGTTTAATAACTTGCTTAGTACCTTCCTTGTAATGCAATTCAATCGTGATGTATCCATATTTCACCAGTTGACTGATGAGCCTAGAAGCAGCATCAACTGTTAATTCGTATCGTTGTGCAAGTGCTGCATTACTGATGTAAACATCGCCGTACACGTTAGCCAGTGAGTATATTTCACCAAAGAATAATTTTGCATTTGGCTTCAAGCGGTTATCGTGAGCTACTACCGCTGGCGTGTTTAGATAGTAATTAACACCCTTAAAATCTTCCGCCATATCTCACCGCCTAGAATGGTAAATCATCTTCGTTGAATGAAGTTGCATCGTTAACGTACATTTGATTAGGTGTGAATCCACCTTGCTGTGGTTGTTGAGCATTGAAGTTGTTTTGTTGCGCTGGTGCAGAATTGAAATCACCTTGCGATTGATTATTGTTATTTTGGTTTCGTCGTTGCTCGCTTTCAGCTCGACTTTCCAACAATGAAAAGTTATCAACAATAACTTCTGTCACATAAACACGCTGTCCTTGTTGGTTCTCGTAGTTGCGAGTTTGCAATCGTCCTTCAACTGCTACCAAAGACCCCTTAGATGTGAAATTAGCAAAATTTTCAGCTGACTTACGCCAGATAACTGCGTTAATAAAGTCGGTCTCACGATCACCATTTGAGTTAGTGAATTGACGGTTAACAGCCAATGAGAATGTACCGACTGCTGCACCTGACGTTGTGTATCGCAACTCAACGTCCTTGGTTAGTCGCCCTACTAATACGACGCGATTCATCATTATCTACTTCCTCCATTCGCTTGAACGTCATAATTCCAAGACGTTGCAATGTTTCTGGGTCTAACTTAATACCCTTAACGTGATACTTACGCTCGAATTCCGGCCACCCAATGTTGTGTGCTTCGTTGTGATGTACACGACATAAAGCAATTAAGCGCTTCTCTCGGTGGTCAACTGTTCGGCGGTCGTTACCCATTCCAACCGTGTCAATGTGGTGAACGTCAGCCGGCCTACCACACACAACGCAGCTTCGGTATCGAAGCGATGAATACATGTAGGCGTCAACGTCGTCCATATATTCCAAACCACTCTTCGACATTGGAATGTGATTGCGTACTGCATAATCAAGCAGATATGAAATGAAATTGCGCGCCGTGGTCATATCAGTGTCAGCGAATGAAAAATACTGATCGCCTGTTTCGCCGATGTAGTAAAATTTCATCCATTCCTTCGTCTCTTCGGGTGTGTACCCTGACCACTTCGCAATCTCGCTCATAATCGCATACGCCTTCTTACGTTGAATGCGACTGATACTGCGTTCATCAGCAACCGTCACAACCGCCTGTGGCTGTTCTTCTTGCGTGTATAGTGACAAGCTGGCTAGTTCCTGCGCATCTTCTACTGACATCGTCAGCTTGTTACCTTGAATTGATGTGATGCGCCCCCATATATCCATTACTCGAGCCCCTGACTAATCCAGTCGATGATTTGTTGCTTCTGTGTGTCGTTCAATTTGTTGAAGGCATAGAAATTTGCGATGTTAGTCTTGAACGCTGCGCTAATTTGCTTATACATCTCTTCTTCGGTTAGTGAGTGTTTGGTTTGGTAATTCTTCGCGACGGCACCAAACTTGGAATTAAGTGGGTTCTTTGATTGTGATTGCTGACGGTTCTGGTAGCTCTTTTGAGCACTGTTTGCGTCATCATCAACTTCACTAGCCACTCCGAACGCTAACGATAAAGAATAACGCTTTGCGTATGTCAGACCGGATCCTTGTGCTTGTGGGTCTAACGATGCATCTACCCAGCCTTGCCCCTTTTGTTGACGGGCTGAAATGATTTCAACACCGCCAAGGTCAAGCCGTTCTTCGTCAGTCAGCAAAACCGTATACAGTTGGCCGCCCTTAACTTCTTGCGTCCATACTAAGTTGGCTTCGCTTGCCTTAATCGCTTCATCAACTGACTTAACAACGGCATCGAACGTCACGTAACTAGAACGAAACTGTGGATTGCTGGCGTCCTTAACCGGTTGCACCAGTGCCTTACGTACCTTCAGCAATTCAGTTGCTACTCCCATATCAGCCCCCTAATTCCACTTAACCGCGTTCGTCGTATCAAATACGGTAATCGCTTCTAAGTCTTCTTCAATCGCCTTACCAAACTGCTTGCGTAGTTGCGTTGGTGACTTCAACTCAACGGCATCATACCCGTACTTAAAAATAAATTGTTGCTTCAGGTCGTTGTCGTCCTGTGGGATCATCTTCTTCGTACGTTCCACATACTCAACGCGACCAAACTGTTGACCGTCTTCCAGGCGCTTCTTGATTTCCGCGTCAATATCCTTGAAGCGCGCCTTCAAAATCTTCGCCATGTACCCTAGCTCTTCTAAGCTTTCGTTGTCTGTCTTTTCCAGTGCTGCCGGCACCATGTTAGCAAATGTCATCTTCTCGCCGTCTTCGTTAATCAAAGTAATCTCATTCATTTTTTAATCCTCCGTATTTACACGTTGTCCGTACCAGACTAAGAAGTCTGTTGCATCTTCAAGCCGTACAAGCCAACTCTCTACTTGCACAACTTCATCACCAACATAGATTGGATCGTCCTTGTAATCTGTTTCCCAAGGCAAATCATCGTCTGGTGGGTCAATTAAATCTTCTGGCATTCATAGGTCCTTTCGTGTTATAATTGAAGAGTAATTAGCCACTCTCATATAGCAATTACCCAACGCTTAACGGTTGCAGCCGTTAGGCGTTTTTCTTTTCCTTGTCGTATCGGCCCTTGTATTTTGCGTTGTACAACGATGCCATGTTCATTCTTAGCTGTTTGGCAATCGGCGTCGCGATGTCTGCGAATGTTTGACCAGGTAACTTATCGTCCATTGCCTTCTTAAATGTCTGATACCTGGTTTCATAACCAACCGCCGATGTCATACGTGGCGTACTGAACGGTGTATCTTCCAACTCGGATTCGCTATGCTCTCGCGCAAACCGTCCAAGATACCGTGAATTACTGGCTGTTATGAACGATAATCCAACTAACTGACCAGCCGCATCTACCAAATTGTCACGCTCTGAAATTCCTTTGCCGTGCATATGCCTAGCAAGATAGCTTGCGTAACTTCGATAGCGTACTTCATATTCCGATGCTGCCTTATTTGGCCGTTCTACCGCGCTTTGGCGAATTCGTTCCTTCTCTGCTTCAACATCAATCTTCGCAGGCTTTGCAAAGTTGTAGTGAATATTGCCAACACCTGTTGGCCCCTTATAGTCCATTCGTAGCCTCCAATACATAATCGATTGCTTGTTGCTTATCATCGAACCAAATTTGTCCGCCTCGCTTGGTCTTGAAGCCGACACGTACACCACCAACCGGCAATGGTTGCACTTCATAGTTGAAGAACCCACGGCCTTCTGCAAAGTTCCGAACCGTTTGATAGTCGCTAATCTTCATAGCGCACCAACTTTCCAGCAGGCTTCAACGCTTCGGCAGCATCGTAACCGTTAGCCAACAATACGAACGGATAAACAATCATTCGCAAGACACCCTTCAAGAACCACGCCAAACGAACACGGTTCGCAATTACTAACCACCCGGCAGCTACAAACAACAACGTAGCTTGCAATGCCTGCCAACCTACCAACTTCAATGCATCAATGATCCACATCTTCCTTTTCCTCCGTTAATTCGTTAATACTCTGTTCGGTCATCGGCCTAACGTGGACTTCGTGTTGTTCCATAAAATCAAAAAACCACGCCATGAATACAACTAGACCTACAATTGCGAAAATTGCGTAACCTACTGCGTAATCAGTCATCGATACTCTCCACGACCAAATCGTCGTAATAAATCAACCGAAAATTGCCCTGGCTTTTGCTCAATCGCCATATCTTTAAATCGTTGTGAATACCGAATTACTTCGTTAAATCGACTTTCGCTGTAATTCAGCATTGCTGCCGCTTCCTTGACACCGACCCACAACCATAATTCAGCAGGCAACGTTTGCCTTACACTTGCCTTTGTCTTCAAACCTTTGACTTCATTTGTCATATTTATTACTTCCAATCAATCTTCTTCAATTCGTTTAAATCCAAATCCAACGCAATGGCCACCTTAACCATGGATGGTAAAGTTAACCTACTCCGTTTTCCATTCGTTACGTCATATAACGCTGCGATAGATACACCCGTTACATTCGCTAACCAATAACGGGTCTTATTTCCCTTTAAACGCAGGCCATCATTGATTAAATCTGCTAGTGACATGTTACTAACTCTCCTTTTTTATTTCCGATTTCTGATATACTAGTTTGTGGAAACGTTTTTGATACCGATTTTCCAGCGGTTCATTTTCTTTCCGTACTCTTCTGAAAGTAGGCACATTTTATGAACCTAAAATTTGAACGCATTAACCATTTGGCTGCATTTGCTGAGGCCGGTAACGGACAAATCATTTTAGTAACAGCTAACGGATCATTTGAGGGAACTCCTTATACTCCAGAGGCTGCTTCTGACGCCGATGAGAAAGTTATAAGCGTTTGGCAGCATCACGTTGAAAGTCGTGACATCAAAACACCGGAATCTATGCAAACTCCTTATTTGTTGTTAAAAAACGCTACTGTTCTTGAAACGAAAATCACATTTGAGAGTGTATACGTCTTCTACGATCAAGTAATCGCAGCATCTCTATCTGGTGATTACAACTTCAACTTAGCCGATTGATTTTCAATAAGATTTGCAAGGCCTTCGGAATCAAAATTTCCAACAATGTTAACTCGGATTGCACCATCATTAGATGGTGCTTTTTTCTTGTCCAATACATCAGAGATGTGTGTTAGTTGTTTTTCAGTTTCTCCCATAGCAACTAGACCTCCAACTCAGTTTGTTGAACCATCATTACCGTTGCAGTTGATGGCTGCCAAGTATCAATGAAGTTGATTACCATGTCATATTGCGAACTCTTGATACGTGTTCGATTACCAGCGCCGGTAACTTGCTTGATTTGGCTATTCAAATCTTTAAACAACGGTCCACGTTTGTTTGATGGCACATGGTGAACCTTAGACCATGCATGTACTCGGTTACTTACAGCTTCACCAATTGCTGCATAGTCAGTTGCATTAACTGGTTGATTAACAATCATGTTGTCAACTTTGCCTTCTAGCGCTCCAACACGTTGACGTGTATCTTGTTCAGATTGAAGGGCCAGTGCCAACTTTTCATCAAACGTCATTGGTTGTGCTTGGTATGATCCCGTCTTGCGAATGCTTGGCAACACTTCTTCAGTCACCCATTCTTGGAAACGCTCAGCGGTTTCGTTGTTTGCCTTGATTGCTAACTTGTAGAATTGTGGCTCAGTAATGAAATCACCACGCTTCACAAGTTGTCCAGAAGTGGACAACCCTAGATATTCGTTAACACGTTCCCAGCGAACGTACTGTTGCCCCTTAGAAATCTTAGTTAGACCCAGTCCAGTCGCTGCACTTTCTGCCTCGAACATCACTTGTCCGTTTACTTCCTTAATCTTCAATCCGTTAAATACTTGCACTTCATTTGTCATGTTTTTCTCCTTATAAATCAGTGATGTTAAACAATGTGAAAATCTTATTGCGAATTGTCTTAGACTTCGGCGACGTTTCTCCATTAATAGCTCGATTAGTTTGGCTAACGCCCTCGCCAATCATTTCAGCAAGTTCCCATTGCTTCATGTCGTCTCGCTCCCACATTTCATCATTGATGCGCTTCTTAATCTTGCGCTTAAGGGCATTTTCTTGTTCCTCAATCGTTGTTGCCGTCATGTTGCAACCTCCTTTGTTTATTTGTGATAACATTTTGTTTGTGAGCGTCGCAATTCTCCCCTACAACCAGTAGAAAGGATAAACAGATGTCTAATATTGCAGATCGCATTGTTGATTTTGTTCAAAGCAAGCAGCCCGATGAAAATCGTTATATGTCAGTGCACCTATCTAACGGTGACTCCGTTAGTTTTTCATCAGTACTTTCTTATGAAAATGATGTTCTAGTTATCAAGGCAGAAAAGCGTACTCACTTTGTAGATGCCAATTCAATTGTTGATTTTGTCGTACACAACTAATATTGATTGATTGCTGCAACCAGTTCTGAAATGGCCGTTACCATTTCAGAACTGGTTTTTGTTTCCGGCGCTTTTGCGATTTCAACAATCAACGTCTCAATGACCTCAAGTGTTTCTGATGACATTAATTCATCCCCTTTCTGTTTTTTTATTATCAAGTTATTGCATTTTTTACAGCGTAGCTGTAATATAAAGGCATACGAAAAGCACAACAAACGCCCACATATCACTATTCGCTCGCCAAAGCATTGATATTTAAAGGTCTGTTTTTTGTTGCTCAATTACTTGATGAATTAAATATAACAGCCAGACTGTAATTTTTCAATAGCGAAAACTGTAAAAACTGTAAAATTAATTCTTCAACTTACGGAGAACCCTTGATATGACTGTTTATGAACGGATAAAAGAAATTTCAAAGACACGCGGAATGAGCCTTCAACAAGTGGCAAAATCTGCCGGATTGTCTCAAAATATGATTTACCAATACAAGAATGTAAATCCAAAAGCTGAAACGCTTCAAACACTAGCTGACGTTCTCGGTGTATCTGTTGATTACTTATTAGGTAATAGCGATAACATGCACCCTGTAGATAAAACAGATGAACGTGATGGTGATTTAAAAGATTACTTTGAAAAGCACCCTATTCTTCAATATGATGGAAACCCCATCCCGGAAGCCGAATTAAAAATAATTCGTCGCATTTTGGAGGACATGGATGACTGATCTTCTTAATTACCTGCTGTTCATTGCAATTAGAAATGACATAAAGGTAGAATTTACAGACCTACTAAGTCCTTCTACGCCAGACCTAAGCATCCCGTCTGAAAGAAAAATTATAATCAACGAAAATTCATCTATAGGTGTCCACGTCACATTTAGATTCGCACATGAACTTGCACACATTCTATTTGGTAACGATAACCAAGATTACGTATATCAATTTTCAATCGGTACAAAGAAAGAATCTGAACGTAAAGCTCACAAGCGAGCACTTAGAATAATTTCACGTTTTGTTTATAATGAAACGCCAATGGAGTATCGTAATTACGTAGACTTTATGAACGCGTTCAATTTGCCTTCCTCTTTTGAGAATTGGGTAAAGGATGCTATTAAAGCGGCATAGGCAAAACCCGTCCAATGCTGATTGACGTTAAAAGCTGTGTGGAGTGGGTTATATGAATTTATTTACTAAATATATTGGAATCGGTGCTGTGGCGGTCTTAGTGGGTTCGACTGCCTTGCAAGTTATCCCTCAAGTTGGAAACAACCATTTTGTTACGGTAGCTAGCGCATCTTCCAAATCTAAAATTAAAAAAGTTAAACTTGGAATGACCAAAAAGCAAGTTAAGAAAATTCTAGGTAAGCCTGATCGTGTTGATAGTGGGATGCTTACATATGAAAAATACGGTTATTTGTACTTTTCAAAGGGCAAATTAACTGGGGGTGAAGATAAAAGTATCCAAGCTCAAGTGACTAAGAAAAACGCTGCTAAAAAGTCGTCTAAAGCAAACAAACGTCAAACACTTCTTTCGCAAGCAAAATACTTTGGAACAAAAGACGTTGAATCGATTCAAAAGGCAACCTATGCTTATGCCTCAACTGAAATTGATGGTGGAATGATGTACATGTGGAAATCAAAAGCCGGCAAGTTAATTCGAGTTGATTTGGATGAGTATGGAAAAACTGCCGTTTATAAGTATGATGATTCGAAGGATAACGGTCTTGGTGAGCAACTTTATATTGGAAAAACAATTCTTCAAAAGAAACCACGTACAACCGTTGTATACCCTTAATAAATAAAAAAACGCACACTCCCCGTCGCCAAACAAGTAGTGTGCGTATCAACCAAAACAAAACATTATAGCCCTGTTTCCATATTCAAATTGTACTAGTCAAATATCACAGATCACTACTTGACACGGTTTACTTTGCAAAAAAGAAACCGGTTATATATGAACGTTTTCGAAGTAAATGTGAAATACGAAAAAAATAACTTACCTTAAGTTGGAAATATTGTAGCATTAAGTTATCGAAAGCATCTACCGTGCATAAGCAAAAGATTTTAGGTTTCTGCGCTACCACTTTCGAGGTAACTATTACGGGTTACATTTTTTATATAGGAAACTACAACAACACAATTACTTAGAGTGTTAAATTAAGGAGAAAATAACATGGAAGATAAAAAATCACTAGTTCTTATTGGTCGCATCGCTAGTGTGATGTCTGTACTGATGTACGTTTCATATATCCCACAAATCGTGGATAATCTATCAGGTCACTCAGGTGATCCAATACAGCCCTTTGTAGCTATGTTAAATTGTATCTTCTGGACTATTCACGGATTGTTTGGGTCAGACGGTCATACCCGTGACATGCCAATCGTAATTGCTAATGTACCAGGAATTTTGTTTGGATTCACAGCATTCATTACTGTATTTATCCACTAGGAGGATACTATGCGATTGTGGCACGAATCTTTAATCCCTAAACTACCTCGGCAGCAATTGCTGGGGCAACATAGAGAGTGTTGTGCGCTTCGCGGCGGCGGTTGGGGTAAGAAACATGCAACTGTGAATTACGTCTTTGATCACTCACCATATAAATTATTTCAATATCACGAACTAGTAATGAATGAGATGCTAAGTCGCGGATATACACCTAACGAATTATGGTTAGACCCCTTGTACCGTGGAACTAAGGAAGCTGCTTATACTTCACTATCAAGTGAAGTTCTGACTTCTCCAATTTACCCAGAGCATGACAATATCTATTTAATTGAGTGTATTGAAAATTTGAGAGAAAAAGGCATTAATATAGACTAAAAAGCCACCCGTTAAGGTGGCAAAGTACTGGTGAATTATTTGAATAGATCGAAAATACTAAAGGTGGTCTTTTTATAGACTTTGTTGTAAGCCGCTTTCTTAGGATCTGTTAACCAGCCCATGCCCTTCTGACCATAACCTGGAATAATTGACTTCTTAACTGCTCGTTTAGCCTTACCAGTTGTCCTAGCTTTAATAGAACGCATGGGACTTGGCTTCCGCATACCAAATTTCATACTTCAAATACCTCTATCAGACAGAATACCGTTAACAATTTTTTGTTATAACAAAAAATACGCACATCCTGCGACCAAACAAGGAAATGTGCGCGTTATCCAAAACAGAACAGCAATGTCCTGCTTATGCATTTAATTGTACCAGACCTGGGCATGTCTTTAAACTACCTAAAATTTTTAGATAAAGGTTAGGTTTAAGTTGATATGTCGGTATCAAAGTTAGGTAAAAAGTATCGAGTTGTCGTCAGCAAGACTATTGAAGGTAAGCGACGACGATGGACAAAGAGCGATTTTTCAACTAAGGCTGCTGCCAAAGCCTGGGAGGCGGACTTACTGGCAAAGTTGAATTCTGGTGTTGAGATTGATAAAACCCGTGTTCTATTCACTGAATTCTATGACGACTGGCTCGAACGTCATCTGGAATCTGGCATCAAACAGCAGACGCGTTTAAATCATCTTGCTACTCAAAAAATTGTGCACGAATACTTTAAGAACGTAAAACTGGAAAATTTAACTCGGCGACGTTATCAAAAGTTTCTTGATGAATATGCTGTTAATCATCATTCGAGCACCGTTCGCCAAGTTTCAATGCGAGTTGCAATGCCGATTAAAGAAGCTTTTAGTGACGGTATTCTGTCACTAGACCCCACACATGGTGCTAAATTCAAAGGGGCTGAAAGCAAAGCTGGAGAACTAAAATTCCTCGAAGAATCTGACTTAGATAAGTTATTGGAATACATTCAAAATGAACCAATAACTCCCGCACACTTTGCAATATATACCGCAGCACTCTCTGGCATGCGCGCTGGTGAAATTTTGGCGCTCACGTTGAAAGATATTAATGTGGCAGATAAAACAATCTCTGTGACGAAAACAAAGACGAATCGTCCGCCTTACGAGTACACTACACCAAAGACAAGAAAGTCTACGCGTGTTATCGCAATGCCCGATCGCTACTTTATACAATTTGAACGTTTTCTAAAAGCGTATCCAAAATTAGAAGAACATATCTTTGGTGAAAAAACGACTCAGTCCGTTCCATCCCACTATCTTCGTAAGATGATTAAAGAACTAGGTATTAAGCCAATTACGCTACACGGACTCCGTCACACTCACGCCAGTTTTTTAATTAGTAAAGGAATTGACGTTGCATACGTTAGTGAGCGTCTTGGACATAGCTCAGTAACAATTACACAGAACACTTATTTTCATTTGCTATCTACCAAAAGAAACTCTGAGTCTGACAAGACGTTGGCTCTATTTGATGACTAA